ACAATGCTCAATGGGCAAAATACAATGCACAGCAAACATTTAAAAAAGCTTATGAAGAAGGCGATGCAGATGCTATGTCTAGTTCACAAGCTGAATTAGCACAAGCTACACTTGCAGAACAACAAGCTGGAAATTATGCACAAACAATGCAACATAATATTGCAGCACAGTATGTAGAACCAGTACAACAAACAAACAAAAAAGAACTTGATCCAGACATGAACAAGTGGGCACAAAAAAATCCTTGGTTTATGGGTAGTGAACCTGTACACAAGGAAATGACTTCTTATGCTATGTATGTAGATCAATCTTTACAAGCTCAGGGTATAGACCCTGCTAGCAAATCGCAAGAATATTATAATCAAGTTGATAATTCTATGCGTAAACAATTTCCAAATTTTTTTGGTGTACCAGAAACAAATTCTGTTGAAACAGAACAAGTTCAAGTTCCATCAAATAAAAGACAGGTATCAAATCCTGTCGCACCTGCTACGAGGAACAGTAGTAAAAATCCTCGCAAAATCCATCTGACTCAGAGTCAAGTCTCCATAGCTCGTAGACTTAATATAACTCCAGAGCAGTATGCAAACCAACTATTAAAGGAGTCTTAAATGTCCGAAATAGATAAAGAAATAAAAACTGCTAGCGAAGAGCAAGCAGTAGAGCGTACCCCTAGGGAAATAGAAAGCCGAGAGGCTTCTCAGCGTATACAAAGCTGGGAAAATCCATCAAACTTACCAACACCTACTGAACAAGACGGATGGGTATTTAGGTATATTAGAACTAGCCTTTTAGGTCAAACTGATAATCCTAATGTGTCCAGAAAGTTAAGAGAAGGATGGGAGCCTTGTAGATTAGAGGATCACCCAGAACTTCAAATTCATATGATGGACCATAATTCAGAATGGTCAGCTAAGGGTAATGTTGAAATTGGTGGACAGCTGTTATGTAAGATGCCAAAAGAGAAAGCGGAAGCTAGAGAGAAATATTTTAATGATATTGCTTCTCAACAATTGGAATCTGTAGATAACACTTATTTTAAAGATCAGGATTCTAGAATGGCTACTAAAGAAGTGTTTGAGAGAAAATCAAGAACATCATTTGGTAAAGATTCTTAATCCTATAATATAATTTATTAAATAGGAGACAATTATGTCATCAAGTGCAACTCCATTCGGAGCCTCCACTACTGGTACTATTGTCGGTGCAGCCTTTACTAATAAAGTTACACATTATAAAATTAAAAGTGCTTTTGCTACTTCAATTTTTTATGGTGATTTTGTTAAGTGGGGTGACGACAACCCAAATACTACTGTCCAAAAAGACACTGGTACTACAGCATTAACACCAATAGGTGTTTTTCTTGGGTGTGCGTACACTGACCCTAATACCAAACAATTTACGCCTAATCAAATGTTCACAGCTGGTATAGCTGCGGATGATATTGTGGCGTATGTTTGTACCGATCCTTTCGTAATCATGCAAATGCAATGCGATGGAGCGGCAGACCAAGACGATCTTGGTAAGAATTGTGCTGTTGTTCAAACAGCTGGTTCAACTGCTATCGGTAGAAGCAAAAATTCGGTTGATATATCAACTGTAGCAACTACTAACACACTACCTGTAAAGATTGTCGGCTTTGTCGATGGTCCTGATAGTGAAGTTGGTGATGCTTTCACAGATGTATTAGTAATGTTTAATGTCGGTCATCAGTTGCTAAACACAACTGGTATAGGTTAAAGGAGATAAATCATGGCAGCTATTTCAAGAGCTCAAGAGTTACATCAACTCTTACCTGGACTTAACGCATTATTCGGTGAAGAATATAATCGTTACGAAAACGAACATGAATCTATGTATACAACAGAATCTTCTGAGAGATCATTTGAAGAAGAACTGAAGTTATCTGGTTTCGGTGCAGCACCTGTAAAGAATGAAGGATCAAGTATCAGTTATGATACTGCTCAAGAATCATTCGTAGCAAGGTATACACATGAAACTGTAGGATTAGGTTTTAGTATTACAGAAGAAGCAATGGAAGATAATCTTTATGTTTCAGTTTCTGCTAGATATACTAAAGCACTTGCTCGTGCAATGTCTTATACTAAACAAGTAAAAGCAGCTTATCCATTTAATAATGGATTCTCAACTGCTTTTAAAAGTGGTGATGATGTGTCTTTATTTAGCACAGCTCATCCACTTGTAAGTGGCGGA